CGTGTTATTTAAATACTCATAATCAATAAACAGATGGAAATAGATGTAAAAGTTACTAAGAATTTAAAGTTCTTACTTGATAATAGAGGTGCTCATATTGCAGTATTAGAAGGTTCAAGTAGAAGTGGGAAAACTTACTCTGTATGTCAGTACTTAGTTCAATATTGTTTGATTAATAATGATAAGGTAGTTACTATTGCTAGAGATAACTTAATAGTAAACAAAAGGACAGTATTCCTTGACTTCTTGGAAGTATTAAAATCATGGAAAGTAAAGTACACTCTTAATAAGAGTGAAATGACTATTAAAATCAATACTTCAATAGTTAGATTTATAGGATTGGACTCAGCTCAAAAAGTACATGGTTTGAAGCAGAATATATGTTATATCAATGAAGGACTTCCAATAAGTAAAGATATATACAATCAAGTACTACAAAGAACTACTGAACAACTTCTAATAGACTATAATCCTTCTGTTCTTAATCACTTTCTTTATGATTGGGTTGATAAAAGAAAAGACTTAGTTTATTTAAAAAGTAATGTATTCGATAATCCATTCATTGCAGAACAAGCTCTACTTCAAATCTTAGGATATGAACCTACAGAAGAAAACATAGCCAATGGTACTGCAAATGAGTTTTATTGGAGAGTATATGGACTTGGAGAGAGATTTAAAGGTGAAGATGTAGTGTTCAAGAAGTATTATACTTTTAGTGAGTTACTAGATGAAAGGGAAGTTGATTGGAAATATTACGGTGGTGATTTTGGATTTACTGACCCTAGTACTTTGGTTGAAGTTGTGAAGCAAAAGGATACTAATAATTTATATTGCAGAGTACATTTATATGAGTCCAATCTAACTAATGTTGACATTGCGAATCTTATAAAGAGTAATCCAGACATTGATTTGGACCTACCACAAGTTTGGGACTCAGCAGAACCTAAGTCAGTCGTAGAACTTAGAATGAATGACATTAATGCTCACAAAGCAATAAAAGGAGCGCATTCAATATACTTTGGTATTCAGAAAATGCAACAGTATAATATCTATGTTTACAATGATGCTCTAGGGATGAAGTTAATGGCTGAATTAGAAGGTATGAGATTCTTAACTGATGCAAATGGTGAGATAATGAAGGATAGTAAGCAGAAACCTAGACTAAAACCTGGTAAGGACCATTGTGTTGACCCCGTCAGATATATTTTGACCAAGTTTCGAGATTGATGGAGTAACTTTTTGTAACTTTTTATTTTATCTTATAGCATCCGATTGAAAAAGGTAACACTTTATAGAAGATATTTTGACCGAATATAGTCTATTTGTTAATGAAATGTTAAAGTTTGAAATAATTTGAAAATAAATACTTGTATATGGTAGTTTTAACATATTTATATGTATATTTGAAAACAAGTATAAAAAATAGGTATTTATTTAAACAACAACAAGATGAAACATTTTTTTACAAAAGTATTCAATTTAACTTATTTAGTAGTTAGTGGTTATACAGGTTATGTAGTAGCTAATTTACTTATTAAGGCTTATGACAATCCATTAGGAACTGCTTGGATGGAATCAATTTTAGGTGTTAAAGGAGCAGACCAACTATTAGTATTTGTACTCTTTATGTGTATAATGAATGTAGTTAGATTATTTAAACCAGTATTAAACTCTATAATCAAATAATATGGAAACTAAATTAGAATATGGAGTCAATCTAAAAGTAGATTATGATACAGGAGGTAGAGGAGTAATTCTGTACTTTGAAAAGTTTGGTAGGACTTTGACTATTACTAAAGATAATAATATTCTATTCAACTTCTTAGATAGAGCTAAGTTAGTTGGATTTCAGATAGTATTTAGTGATAGTATTATTGATTCACCAATGACTCAAGAAGAGATAGAAACTCAATTTGATATTTATAGTTCAATAAAAGATGGTTTCTCTGATTTATTTAGAGTTGCAATAAAGAATATTAGTATGTTGAATACTGATATAGATATTGTAGCTTTGGTTGCAAAACAAACTAAAGAATCAGACGTACAACTAATTGATGCTACTAAGAAGAAAACCAATAGGTTATACATAGTTACTATAAATGGAGAATACATTCCTAATGTGAAAGTAGCTTGTGAGATATTAGACATAGACTTACCTAATGTTTACAAGAAGCTGAAAAAACAAGATTACTATTTAAGTCAAATTATTAATAAACAACATTTAATTATCAAAGAATATGAAGGTTAATATTTACTCATTGAAAGACCCTAGAAGCAATACAATCATGTATGTTGGGGCAACTACTGCTACATTGGCTAGTAGATTAACAAATCACAAGTATTTTGCTAATAAGAGAACTTCTCCAGTTAATTTATGGTTGAGTGGACTATATGCACAAGGACTTGAACCTATTATGGAGTTACTTGAGGTAACTAATTACTCTGGATGGAAAGTTAGAGAAGAAGCTTGGATTGCTAAGACAGGTGTACTAAATGTTTCTAAAGTAGGAACTGGTATAGTCACTAAAGAAGAAAGAAGTGAAGAAAGTATAGAGCGTTCTACTGTTGACAAAAGGAAAGAAGTAATCTGTATTGATACGGATGAAGTTTATCCTAGTGTTAGTAAAGCTGCAAAAGCAAATAAAGTAGCACAATCTGCTATGAGTAAAGCACTCAGAAGTGATGGAAAACTTAATGGTTTAACTTTTGCTTATTATGTTGCTAAATCAGAACCTAAAGAAGAAATTTCCGTAATTGAAAAAACAAAAGAAGATGAGTAAGAGAAAAGAATACACTTCAAATGGAAAACTAATGTTTAAGTTTGATAACTTTACTGTTAGTATAAGTCCTAGTAATAATGATTATAGTGTTACTATTACAAAACCTAACAATACTAGCTTTTCTATGATTCAATCAAAAGATTTCTTTTATGAATATGATTTGTTAGAAGTAATAAACGGAGTACCTAAACCAACGTATTTTATACTTAGTTTGGTAGATTAATACAAATAATTACAAAATATCACTAAAATAGAGAAATATATTATTAATAATTTGTTTGTTAATTTTATAATATCTATTTTAGTGAACAAATTTAAACCACAATGATTAATAACAACTTTAAGTGTAAGACACTTGCACTAGATATAAGTGATATTGACCCTGCTACTCGTAAAGTAGTTGGGTATTTTTCTACATTTGATGTTAAAGATTCTGATAATGATGTAATAAGAAAAGGTGCTTATGCTAATTCTATTGCACAGAAAGGAGTTTATAGTAATTCAAATAGAAAGATTGCTCATTTATGGAATCATAATTGGGATGAACCAATTGGAAAACTATTAGAACTAGAAGAGGATGACTTAGGATTGAGATTTGTTTCTCAACTAGGTAGAAGTCAAAAAGGACAAGATACTTTCTTGAATTATCAGGATGGTATTATAAGAGAACATTCAGTTGGTTTTTACTATCTGGAATCAGGAGTGCAAGTAGCACAAGACTCAGAGTTTGGAATCTATAACAATATCACTAATGTTGATTTGTTTGAAGGTTCTTCAGTTACTTTTGGGTCTAATGCGTTTACTCCTGTATTAGATGTAACTAAAGGAATGAAAGTTGAAGATGTAATTGAGTCGTTGAATAAACAAATGCTTGGTTATATTGATGCTTTAAAGAACGGAGCAGGAACAGATGAAAGACTTTATCAGATTGAAATGGGTTTAAGAGTTCTCCAATCAACTTACTATGACTTATTGAAGCGTAGTTTAGAAGATACAGAACCTTCTCAATTAGAATCCGTAGAAGAGAATAGTCTTGAAACTCCAGAAGACGAGCAACTAGTTATAAAGTCTGCTCAAAATTTTAAAAAAATAATTACTACTTACTTAAAACCAATTTAAAAATGGCGTTTATCGAAAAATCTGAAGCTGAATTGGCTTCTATGAACGAAAGTGAAGTTGCTGCTTACTTCCATGCTTATACTGAGCATAAAAATGTAGCTTTGAAATCTGCTATCGAGCAAGGTGTGTCTGACAAAATCGAAGGATTGAAGTCTGAACTTAACTCTTTGAATGATAAAAGAACTTCTGCTATTACTAAAGCTCTTGAAGCTCAAGGTGTTGCTATCGAAAGAATGTCAACTCAAGCTTCTGCTCAATCTAAAGGTTCTTTACTTGCTGAAAAAAGCGAGCAATTGAAAGGATTGAAAGCTAATGGTAGTGGTAAAGTCCTAGTTGAGAAAGCTATGACTATCGGTGCTTCAACTAACTATACTCAAGGTTATGTTGACCCTACAGTTACTACTACTCCTCAACGTAGACCATTCATCCAAGGATTACTTACTTCAAGAACTCTTGCTGGAACTGGTAATGTTATTTACTTTGAGCAAACTAATCCAACTGGTGGTGCTGATGTAACTGGTGAAGGTTTACTTAAAAACACTAGTGATTGGGAATTGTTAGAAGTTAACAAGCCTGCTAGAAAAGTTACTGCTTTCACTAAAGCTTCTATGGAATTGATGGACGATATTCCTTTCATGGAATCTCTTATCAATGACGACTTGGCTAAACAAGTTGCTTTGAAAGTTGACCAACAAATCCTTTTAGGAACTGGTGCTGGTAATCAACTGACTGGTATCTTTACTTCAGCTTCTGCTTTTGCTGCTGGTTCTTTTGCTGTTAATGTTGTTGATGCTAACAGATATGATGTACTTGCAATTGCAGTATCTCAAGTTTATGCTAACAACTTTGTTC